ACCTCAAGGCCACCGCCGATGTGATGGGCAAGCTCAACATCCCCGCCGAGGCCATCGGGCAATACACGCTGGAGAAGACGGGATCGCCTGCGCTGGCCACCGCGTCCGAGATTCTGCTTAATCCGCTGAATGCTGTTGGTGCTGTTGGGCCTGCTGCCAAGGCACTCGGCGCTGGCGCCAAGGCAGCCGCCAAAGCGGCCAAGACAGGCGGCGCTGTCGCGCAAGACTTCTCTGCCACCGCCGAGGCGCTGCGCACTCAGTTCCAGACCAGGATTGAAGCTACCTCGGATGCCATCCGGGCGCAGAGGGCTGGCGGCGTTGCTGCGACCCCGGCGGTGCCTGGCGCCGTTGTTCCTGCGGCCACTCCCGCAATGGCGGCCGTCCCAGCTGCGCAGCCTGGCGGTCGCCAGTCAGTCGGCGCTGCTGCGGTTGATGCCGAGACCGGGCGGGTTGCGCAGGCGCAGCAACTCTACGATCCAATCGCCTTGTCTAAGGACCAGGCAACCCGCAACCCAGCGGATGTTCGCTTTGCTCGCGAGACGGCGAAAGACCCGGTATTCGGCCAAGCATTGCAGGAGAAGTACGCCAGCGACAACGCCAAGCTCATCAACAACTTGGACATTCACATCAACAAGACCGGCGCCGAGCTCACCGGCGTTGGGGCTGGCGAGCTGGGCAAGGCGCTGACCGATGTGGTGACGCCGTACCAGGCCGGCATCAAGGGCGCAATTGCCCCGGCATACGACGCCGCTCGAGCGGCTGGGCAAATGGCCGAGCCGGTGGATGTGGCGGTCTTCCGCAACTACCTCAAGGACCATCAGGCCGAGGCAATCAATGCGCCAGTCCTCAAGAGCGTAGAGGCAAAGCTCAAAGGATTGACCGAGGGCAAGACCACCATTTCGGTCAATGACCTTGAGGAAATCCGCAAGATGACCGGCACGCTGGCGCAAGACTCAGCGCCAAATGCGTACTACGGGCGCCAGGTCATCAAGATGATTGACAAGGCCACCGAGGGCAAGGGTGGGCCGTTGTACCAGCAGGCTCGCAAGCTCAACGCCGATTACATGCGCGAGTTTGAGAACACGCCGGTCATCAAGAACATCCTGGCGATGAAGCCTGGCAAGACTCAGCGGGCGGTTGCCATTGAGGATTTGGTTGAGAAGTCCATGCTCAAGGGTCCGCGCTCGGACGTAGAGCAATTGTTCGCATCGCTGAACAAAGCCGGCCCGCAAGGTCAGCAGATGGTCAACGAGTTGCGCGGGTTTGTAGCGCAGAAGATTCGCGACGAGGCCACCAAGAGCGTCACCAAAGACATTAACGGCCTGCCCTACGTCAGTTCGCACAAGCTGAACTCCATCGTCACCGATCTGGACCGAAGCGGGAAGTTGGACTACATCTTTGGCAAAGAGCTGGCGGACAAGTACCGCACGATCAACGATGTGGCTAAGGATGTGCTGACCGTCCCGCAGGGGACAACCAACCCGTCCGGCACGGCGTCCACCATGATAGCGGCCATGACAGAAATGGGCGTGCAGGCGGCAACGACTGGAATCCCTGTGCCGCTGGTAATGATTGGCAAGCAGCTTTACGGCAAGCGCCAGGCCGCCAAGAAGAATACCAAGATCAACGAGTTCATCAACTACACCAAGCCGCCAGCAGCGGCGCCAGCTGGCCGCTCAGTTGCTCCAGCACTATCGCTTGGCAACACCCAAACCTTCCAAGGCCCGCCGCCATGATGCCCCAACTCCCCGCCGACAAAGCCAACCATGCCATCTACGGCGCGTTGATCTTCCTAGCCGCCCTAGCCGTCCTGCGCCGCCCTGACGCCGCCTACGGCCTCGTGGTTCTTGCAGCAGTGGGCAAGGAAGTCATCGACTGGCTCTCCAACCAACGCGCTATCAGAGCCGGCCTAACACCTACGCATGGCGTAGAATGGTTCGATGCCCTGGCAACCTGCGCCGGCGGGGCGGTGCCACTGCTCGCAAGGATGATCTGATGGATTCCCAATCGCTTATCAACACCGGCCTTGGCGCCGTCTGTACCGTCACCGGTTGGTTCGCCAGAGAACTCTGGACGGCGGTCAAGGAGTTGAGAAGCGACCTGGCGAGGCTGTCGGTCGAGATGCCAAAGACCTACGTCACTCGTGACGACTACAGGTCAGACCTCAAAGAGATCCGCGACCTGCTGGGGCGAATTTTTGACAAGCTGGATGGAAAGGTCGACCGCTCATAGCAGCGCCGAGATACCCACAGTCACCATCTCGCTTTTGAGCTTAGACGGGTTGGTCTTCGCCATCACCCGCAGCGCCACGGCGGCAAACGTCTCAATTCCAGCCCAGGCGTCCTCCAGATGCGGATCATTGAGCGCCAGGATGTGCGCTCTGATCGTCAGGACGTCGGCCATGTAGGCGTCCCGGATCGCGTCTATGGCGGCTTTAGTCGGCCTCATAAAAGCAAGTCGGGCCGGTTGGCCCTCAACCAAGCCAACAACTCCAACAGATCAACTGAGGTGCCGTTGAAGCCGCCTTCGTTATACGCGGATACGATTGGGCGCCCGTTGTCTTCCAGTTGAAGTCTTACGTCAAGCCCTTCTGCGTACTCCGTCACGCCGTGCATTATTTCATTCATTCGAGCCACCTATGTGCCGCAACGCGCACTCGTAATGCTTTGGCCCCCAAGACCAGCAGTCGGGGGCGTGCGTTCCGATGTGGCCTTCCCTATCGTCTTGATACTTGAGTCGCTTCTTGAAAGTAGCAACTTCAGCCAGAGCGAAAGCTGTCGCATTGACAAGATAGGCGTTTGCTTTGCTAAGTTTGTCGTTTTCGGCAAGTGCATCTCCCAATAAGAGGTCAAGTTTACGTTCTGTTTCAGTCATCTCACCACCTATGCCAAAGAACAATAATGACACCGGCAGCTATGCCGATAACGCCACCAGCAATTGCAAGCAGAATTTCAGTCACCGATCTTCTCCCAGTTGGTTCCTGAGCCAAACCTAGCCGCATCAAAAGCCTCTTTCGCTTGCTCCGCAGTAGCCCGACGCAGCCGTATATCCCAAAACTGTGGGTACAGCGGTTGCTCCTTCAACAACTCGGCAAACTCCACCCACGCAGCCATTATGTCCGGCGCTTTAATTACAAAGCGGCCTTGGTCAATATTCTGTACGCTAGAATACTCGGCGATAAATACTTTCGTTGTCGGTTTCGGTGTCATGTGTTTTTCCTTTTAAGACAGTTATTGAGGTCAGTCGCAAAGTCCATCAGGCTACGATATGTCTTAGAGGGTTGGCAGTGGTCGTGTATAAACTGCCCCATTTCGCTCTCGGTCAACCCCTGCCATTGGGGCTTCGTGTAAAGCGGCAAAGCTCGTTGCCCTTCTTTAATATCGGTTGGGTTATCGGTTACATACACAGATTTACCGTCTTCTGTGTAAACCATCCACGCTACGGGTTCAACCACCGTTCTTCTCCTTAAGTGCTTGCTCTGTCAACATTATTGCCCACTCAATATTTGGTGAGTTTTCGGCAATAAGTTTTGTGTGTAGTTTAGTTAAACCCTGCCATTGAGGCTTTGTGTAAAGCGGCACATCGTCTTCGCTGGTTTTGTGGTTCCAGATCGTACCGCCCACGGCTTGCCAAGCGTATGGTTCAGTCATGTATTCTTCTCCTTGAGCTTGGCTTCTGCTCGTCTAATAAAAGCCACAACATCACTCTTGAACGCAATCACATCTTGTGTGATTTCATTTACATCATCATCCGTTAGTCCCTGCCATTCAGGCTTCGTGTAAGGTCTGTTATCTTCGCTAGTCCAGATCGTACCGCCTACGGCTTGCCAAGCGTAAGGTTCATTCATTTCTTGCCCTTTGCCAGCGCATCAACAATACCAAGCTCCATCTTGGCTTGCTCATACCCAATAAAGAACATCTCTACAAATGACCAGTCATATAACCGGGCAATGACAACGTCCTTACCATAGGGTTCTTTTTCTGCAACTATATTGATAGTGTTATTGCCACTCCCAGGCTCAAGCCGGAACCCATTTTGCTCGGCTCTGTCCTTGCACCATGCAATGCGCTGCTCAATGATCCAAGGGTTTGGGTTAACGTTCATGGCTCAACTCCATATCTGTTTAACAACGCAGTGAATAGCTCATGCCCATGTATGTAACCAGCGCAGTCCCTGACAATAAGCTCGGCAAACGTTTCTACCGCCGCTCTTTGTACCGGGCCAATGCTGGCCCAATCATTTAGACGTTCAAGCTCAGGGCGGGCAAGTAGTTCTTTTATTCGATCATTCATGGCTCAATCCCAAAGTGATTACAGATTAGCAGCTTGACGTTGCCGGTATAGCCGGTGCTTAATTCTGCGCACTCCCTGACGATAAGATCGGCGAACTTCTCAATGCCAGCGTAATCAGTTGAAAAATCTTCCCGTCCACGGTGGTCAACGTTAACGTCAAAGCAGTTCTCCATAAACCGCCGGATTCGTTCGTTCATTTTGTTACTCCAAAATGTTCTTTGATTTTAGTTGCTGCTGCAACACAAGCCATGTCCCAGGTATGTCCTTGGGTTTGTCTGCTAATACCCTCCTCTATCGGGCATGGGATTGCTACCGCAATTTTGGCGCACTCCCTAGCGATGGCTTCAGCAACACGGTCTACCGTGTCTTCCCACCCAAAGATCATGTCGTCGTAGTGCAGGAGTTCCGCGCATAGCCGCTTGATGTTGTCGTTCATTTCTTCAACGCTCCAGCTATAGCAGGCACAACCTTCTCGACACTGCGCCCAATGACGTAGCCACCCAAGCCAAGCTGCACAATATCCCAGAGCTTCAGCACTTCAGCCTCCGTTATATTAGGCGCAGACCAACCCAGCCAGCGAGCAACGATCAGTCCACCGAAGGTCAACATGAGGATGGGTCGCCAGCAAGCAGCAAGCCAATGATCTGACTGTGCTTCTGCCTTGACGATCTCAGCCTGACCAGCGTAGATAGCGAGTGCCATCTGGACTTTGCTGCGCTCCATCTCCCCGGCATCAGGCCAAATCTTGTCAAGGATAGTCTTGCCTGCGTCTATCGCAGCGGTAAGGGGGTCAAGGCTCATTGCCATTCTCCCGTTTCCATCTGCGTTGCCAACCTTTGTGCGCGGGCAGGGGTCTGCTTGGCCCACTTACTTTCTAACATCTCAGCCGCAGCTTCGGCAAATTGCCCGTCCTCGATAGACCCCAACGTGCGTTTGAAATCCAGCACTCCACGCAAGCCCATTTGAAACGTCATCTGGAGCAACACCGCTTGGCGGGGTTCGTTGAGCTTGGACACCCACGGTAAGAACTTGTGGACTTTTTCCGTGATCTTCTTGATGTCGTTGTCGAGCAGGTACTCGATCTCATCCTGCGACAAACCGCCGCCCTTCTTGGGGTCAATCAATCGGCCAACGCCAATCGTCCAGAAGCCCAAGGTATCTTGGTAGGCGCAAGACTCTGAGCCTTCTTCCCTAAGTAGTTGCTGTTTCAAATCCACAATGTTGCTCCCCATGCAAGAACTAAAACCCAGATGATGAACGCAGCGGCGCGGGGCACCCACGACCAATGGTTTTTATAGTGAATTATAGAGCAGCCATAATCGGCTCCTTGATTAAAGGCTTGATCAAGAGTTCTTGGGAACCGCTTAGTTGTTCCGTTGTGCTGAACCTGTGTTCGTTGTGACATTTGTACCGTCTCCAAGTTAGGTTATCGGGGCGCTGCCGGGTCTCAAGAACGCCGGCTGGCGCGTTACACCGGGGGCATTGCATACAGCGGCACCGCAGTGCATCCGAGGCCCACCCAGTATTCCATCTCTTCGCGGCGCCTGGTGAGCAAAATGCAGACATCGCCCTCGCTGACCATCCACGCAAGCGGTTTCACGCCAGCCACGCAATCAGCGCCACTAGGGCGACGATCCAGACTGCACAAAACAAGGTCTGGCGGGCCGCAGCGCGGCAAAAATACTTTTCTCGGTTCATGCTTTGCTTTTCTCTGTTTTTTGCGCCGGCATCGGTGCCGTCCATTTAAGTTCTGGCGGGCATGGGTGAACATGCCCGGCCCTCGGCGTAATGTGCGGCGGGCTGGCAGGCTCGTCAAAAAAGACTCGCTTGGCCAAGCTGTCCGCGTTGTGTCTTTGGTAGCTAATCATGCTTTGCTTCTTTCTGGCCAGTTGTCTGGCCTTGGGTACCACTTGACGTTTGCGTGCCTGTCAATCCGGTTGCTGTAAGCTGCCACGGCATTCATGCTGTCGCTGTCCAGGCAGGTCCACGACAAATACTCGCCGTTCCACCAGCGGACCTTGTGCTTGCCGGTGGGCCACCAGCCAATGCTTGGCGGCGGCTTATTCTTCATCGTACCCACCATCGCCGTCAAAGCGCTCTTGCTCGTCCAGGGCAAGCAGTTCGATTGCCTCGATCTTGTCGGGGCTCAAGAGGCCCAGAATGTCGGTGTCCTTGATGTAGGCGGCAACCAAGCACATGGTGCTTGGGTAATCGGGGTGATCGCCATGGCCAAAGCACTCGGGCTCGTAGTCCAAGTGACAGACCAGGGGCTGGTCTACGTCGTCTATGTTGTAAACGAACTCTACGCTGTCCAGCGGGCAGGGTGGGGCGCCGTTCATGACAAAGCCAGGAAGAGGAAGGTGGCGCCAGCAAGCCCGAGGGCTATGGCAAAGAGGGTGTCTAAAATCATGGGGGCTCCTTGATGCCCGGCGCTGGGCCGGGCTGGGTTGGTTATCGGCGGGCTGCAATCAAGGCGTCGTCGGCCACCATCCAGGCGTCCGGGCTCTCCGGGATCCAGAGGTCCGCGTCGCGGCGAGCATTCAGCTCGGCCTGCTTGCTGGCCGCGCACTTCTCGCATTGCTGGTCCTCCGGGGTCAATTTGAAGCCGCCCCAGCCGCACGAGAACGGCGCGCGCAGGATGTTGCGCCCGCAGGCGGTTTTGGCAGCCATTCCGCTGCCGGCTTTGTTGAGGTGCATTTGGCGGTATGTCATTTGGCTTTTCCTGTTCGCTGGTTGCGGATTGGTGTAAGAGCATTACACTACAAAAAAAGCATCAATTCTTAGGTACAAACCCTATGTTTCGCATCTTTTCTTTAGCATCTTCCTGCCCGCGCCCAACGATCACATGGTGCCCCAGGTTGCGCAGGTAGTCATGCCAGCTCTGCTGCTCTGGCGAGACGCTGCCGCCAGTCTCGCGTTTCATTTCGATCCAGAGCAGCCAGGCCGGGACGAACAGGTCAGGCACTCCGGCGCTGACGCCTTCGGCCTTCAGGCGTCCAGCAGCTGCGATGCCTCGCAGGCCACCGTTCGGGATTGCAAAAACCCGCACCCCGCAGGCCTGGCGGATCCATTGCACTAGCTCGCGTTGTTCTTCGTGCTCGGTTTTCATCAGAATGGAATGTCGTAGGTCCACTTGTCGCACGCATCCGGCGTGGCGGCGAACTCCTCCGGCGGTGTCTTAAAAAACTCCACGCACAGGCCGTCCGTGCCGTAGAACTCGCAGCTGTGGCAGCACTTGGGCGGCCCCGCCTTGATTGCGTTGTAGTAGATCGTCACGATCTCAGGCTGTTTGTGGCGCATCCCAATTTCTCCTTAACACTCTGTGAAATTTACCATCCATTTTGAACTCAATTATTTTTGGCGGCTCGCCGCAGGAGAGAATGTCGGCTACCACGTCTAGCGGGTTGTAGAGGTCGGACACAAGCACGTCAGCATCCACGGCAATCGTTGCCACAGTCCGCCGTGCCTTTTCGCCCGCGTACCCGGGATTGTTCACCGGCATGTATTCGGACACTGGCGCGTCTGACAGCGCCCCGTAATACGTCACCATCAACATCTCCTGCCCGCTGGCTCGGCTGACATGCTTGCGCCAGCGCCAGGCGGTCACCTCCATCTCTTTGCCCGCCAGCCCCATAATGTCATCGTTCTGGAGCTTGAGCTTCTTGAGCTCCGGCTCGGGAAACGGATGCCCGCAGGCAAGGCATACACGGGCCGCCAGGGCGCATAACTCCTGGCAGTTGTCGCATACCTTCACTGGCGCGGCTCCCTCCTTGTCGCCCTTCTTGTTTGGCGGTCGGACGTGGGTGATGGGTCCGTGCGTAGCCACCACCGCTGCGAAGTCCAGCACGAGGCAGTGATCGGTGTGGCTCTTGGGCCGCAAACCCCGGCCAGCCATTTGGACGTAGAGGCCTGGGCTCATCGTGGGGCGCAACATGGCGATCAGGTCAATGTCCGGGTAATCAAACCCGGTAGTCAGGACATTGGCGTTCGTCAGGCAGCGGATGCGGCCCGCCTTGAATTCTCCGATGATGCGCTCGCGTTCGCGCTTCGACGTGGCTCCGGTGATGCAGTCCGCCACGATGCCGAGCTCGTTGAGCTTGTCGCATATATTCCAGGCGTGCTGGACGCCAGAGCAGAATGCCAGCCAGGCTTTGCGATCTCCGGCGAGCTTAATGATCTCGCGCACCACGGAATTGTTTTGGTCTGCGGTGTCCACTGCCGCCTGCAACTCGGCCTCAATGTATTCCCCGCCACGCTTGTGAACCCCGCTGGTGTCCAGCTGGGCAATGGTGTGCTTGGAGCGTAGCGGCGCTAGGTGGCCGAGGCGCACCAGTTCAAGGATGTTCGTGGGCTCAATCAATTCCTTGAAGATCGCCGGCTCATCGGTAATCATTCCGTGGCCGAGACGGTAAGGTGTTGCGGTGAGGCCCACCACTCGCAGGCGCGGATTGATCGCCAGCAGGTCGGCCAGCAGCGAGCGATAGCCGCCTTGGTCCTTGTGCGCAATTAGGTGGCACTCGTCCACTAGCACCAGGTCAACGTGGCCAAGCAGCGCGGCCTTCTTTCGTACCGACTGGATGCCTGCAAAAGTGATCGGCTCGCCGAGCTGCTTCTTGCCGATGGCGGCGCTGTAGATGCCCACTGGCACATCGGGCCAGTGCTGGCGCAGCTTCTCCACGTTTTGCTCTATCAACTCCTTAACGTGGGTTAACATCAGAATCTGACTGTCAGGCCACTCCTGCAATACCCGCTTGCACAAGGCCGCAATGATGTGGCTCTTGCCCGAGCCGGTGGGCAGCACCAAGCAGGGATTGCCGGTGGTGTTGTGATCGAACCAGGCGTAGAGCTGGTCTATTGTGCGTTGTTGGTAGTCACGGAGCATTCAGGATTCTCCAAGCGGCGGTTGCGCAGGCTGGGACTTGTCCGTTGCCAAGGGCTTTAAGTCTGTCCATCCCAAAGGCCACCCCATCAACCATTCGACCCACATCGGGTTCAGGCGGCCATCCGTCCGGCGCTCCGATTCCGCTACTTGCGTTATCAGCGGTTCCGACCCTATGGAATTCTTCATTCTTGCCCCCCCCCGCACCGTCCTGCTGTCGCGCCTGATTGGCGTTGGCCATGTCCTGAGCGCCGTTATCAGGCCATCCCCACTGGTAGCGCTGGCACCTTTGCGGTTGTAGTTGCCACACACCGTTATGGTGGGCCACAAGCCAGAATCTGTCCCTTTGATGCGGCGCCCCAACATCGGCAGCGCCCAACACTGTCCAGCGGCAGTCATACCCGAGCGCGGCCAGGTCACCGAGGACTCGCCCAAGTCCTCGAGTAATGAGGGCTGGGCTGTTCTCCACAAAAACGTATCGGGGTCGAACCTCGCCAATGATCCGCGCCATGTGCCCCCACATTCCTGACTTGGTTCCGTCAATGCCTGCGCCTTTTCCGGCAACGCTAATGTCCTGGCACGGGAAGCCGCCAGCCACAATGTCAACAATGCCGCGCCATGGCCGTCCGTCAAAGGTTTGCACGTCATCCCAAATCGGGAAAGCCGGAAGACTGCCATCGTTTTGTCGTGACACAAGGACGGCCTGGGCATAGGGCTCCCATTCAACGGCGCAGACGCATCGGTGTCCAAGTTGTTGGCCGGCCAGGATTCCTCCACCAGCGCCAGCGAATAGATGAAGCTCATTCAATTCCCCAACCCCAGCAACTCCCGAGACCCAAACACATTAGCATCCCCCTCCCCATTGGCAACTTCCCTCCCGTCAATGACATAGATCGCCGTCCAATCGTCCGGCCCGTCTAAGCGCTGCCAGGGCACTAGGTCAGGGTGCAGGACATGGCTGTCGCAGCCGGTGTATTGGGTCTCAATCGGGATCACGCTGCGGTCGAATCGTGCGCATGTCCAATGCGCATCTTGGTTTGGCGTTGAGGGTTCCGCCGTGCTGTGAGCGCAGGTTCGGCAGTTGACCTCCTTGGTCTTCTTGCTGCCGTGGCAGAAGTCATGCCCAGCGCAGAACTTGCACTCGTACCATGCTGGGTTGTTGGAGAGCGGCTCCGGCATCCTGTCGGCCAGTGCAATGCGATGCCCGCGAGCTATCAATCGTTCGGCCTCCGTGCGGCTGTAGCGCAGGCGCTCGGTGTAGATGCGGTCATCGTCTTTGCAGACTGCAAAGTACAGGGCGCGGTCGATGTTGGTGCCGGCCATGTAGACCTGCATCTGGGCGGCGTGGACCGGCTTAGACTTCTCCACGCCGTGTTTGACTAGATCATCAAACGATTTCTTGCTGTGCGTCTTGGCCTCGAAGATGTGCCGAGCCTTCGGCGATTTAGGGACGCCAGACTCGATGATGCCGTCCAGGCTGCCGCTGACATGCGAGCCAAAGTCAACCCGGGCCTGCTCGCCCTCGGTGCTGTGTATCTCAATCCCAATCGCCTTGAGATCCGCCGCTATGGTGGCCTCCTCCCTCCGAAACCAGCGCAGGATTCGACCGGGAAAAGGCTCGCGCACCGCCCAACGGAATGATAGCCACAGCCACCTATCACAGGCGTGGCCAAGTTGGCTGGCACCGAGGTGCGACCTGGGCATCTCAACTTGGCGTTCGTGGGCGGCGTCGATGGCTGCAGCGACCTCGTCGGGGATTGGGATTGCACTCATTTGATGTGGCTCCAAGTTTCATAAGACAGCACCTTCTCAATACTGCGTGGATGAACGCCGTACTTTTCCGCCAGTGCGGAATTGCTCAAGGTCTCGGCAATGTGGGCCATCAGGTCCAGGCGGTTCTCTTTGGCTTGGCGGATCTCCTGAACCTCTGCTGGTGTGAGTTTGCTATGCGTCAGGGCAACGCCCCGGCGGGCCATGGAGCGAGCGCGTGACAAAAACTCTGCTCGCTCTAGGACGTGATCGGGGCGGTGCTGTCGCATTATTCGGTCTCGTTTTCGTCAGGTTCAACCCAAAAAACCTCGCAACCGTTGGAATAATGAAAATCTACTGTATTAAATCCCTGCGTTTGAATTGCTGAGTCCATTTGAGCAGCAACCCATGCAAGTACCGCTTCTTTAATTTCTGCTTGATTCAACTTAATAATCATGATATTTCCTATTTGGTTTGGATTGGAGCGTGACACCCGTCACGCCCCGTCACGCTATGTCACTTCGCCCAAGGCGGAGCCGCCTTCGCGCCAGCAGCTGGTGCAGCCGGCTTGCTTGCCGCAGGCATTGCCCCGCCAGCGATGCCGGCGAAGTCTTTGACCTCGTTGCCCTCGCCGTACTGCTCCGACTGCGTGACGTTGAGCTTAATCTTCAGTTGCCCGCCGATCAACTGGTCGGTGTCGTTCACTTTGGCCAGGCCAATGGCCCGCATCAGGCTGTTCAACTGCTGGCGGCCAATCTCCTCGGCCTTCGGGTTCGGGTTGCTGATGTTGAGGTTTCCGAAAATCGTGCGACCCTGGTGCGACGGGCCGGTAATGTCGTACTTCAGGCTGATGTAGCGTCCGGTGCCGGCCTTGGTGTCTTTGACGGTCGCCTGCGTAATGGCTGCCGTGTACCAGCCGGCAGGCAAGGGCTCGAAGCTCTTGCCCATGGGCAGGTCTGCCGCAACGTAGTCTTGTCCGAGAGTAGCCATGATGTTTATTCCTTGGTGATTGAAAAAGACGGGCGGCCCGCCGTGGTGGTTATCGCGCCCAGGAGCGGGCGCGTGATGGATTCGTCAGCCGACTTCCAGGCCGAGGAATTGATTTCCGGTTTCCAGCGGAAGAGTGAGCCGAGGTGCTCGGCCAAGCCAGCCTCGGCGGCGATCGCTTGCAACTTGTCGCTGTCGATCTTGTGGTTCAGGCGACCAACAATCTTGACCGTGTAGCCGGTGTTCATGAAGGTCTTGGTGCCCTCCATGTCCTTGGCAATCTTGAACTGCTCGATCATGGCGTCCTCGACAACCCGGCGGGCCTCGGTTGCCAGGCGCTCGGCTTCTTTGCACGCCAGCCAGACCGCGATCATTTCGCACCGCCAATCTTGCTGATGATGTGATAAAGGTCTGGCGTTTCCCAGGCGGAGAGCTTGCCGCTGCGATCCTTCGCCAGCCACAGGCCGTCGCTGTCGCACATGAGCGATCGCTGTGACACGCCCTCGGCGTCTTTCTCAACCCGCAGGGCCAGCACCTCGTCAAAGAAATAAGGCAAGGCTTGGCCGGTCTTGTTCCCCGGCATCGAGGGCGAGTAGAGCACCCGGCCCATCTCGTCCTGCGTCTTCTCGAGCTTGGCGCTCATGTAGACGTGGCGCCCAGCCAGATCGCGGAAGGCGCGAATAATGTCGGCCATCTGTTCTTGCATCGCGCCATAGGCTGCCCTCGGGTCTTTGTTCGACTTCTTCTCAGCGTTCAGGACCACCTCGGCAATCTCCGAGATGGAATCCAGCGCCACCGATTGATAGTCCTTGGCCTCGTGGCTGTCGCGCAGCCAGCTATATGCCTCCATCAGGGTGGCCATGCTGGTCACCTCGATGTAGGGCAGGTTAGCATCCTGAATGCTCAAAAGCCCACCCTCGGCGCTCAAGATGATGGGCGCTGGCAGGGTTGCTGCCAGGGTGGTCTTGCCTGCGCCTGCTTGGCCGTAAACGAGGATTTTGGCGCCGTTGGATGCTAGCGCGCTAGTGGTTTTTAGGTTGATGGCCATGTTCGTAACTTTCAGTTTGCCGGCAGTTTGCCGGCGATCTCGGGGCGGTTAATGGCTTCTTTTATGCGCGTTCCACAGCCATTGCATACAACTCGTCTGCCGCCGTCTGCGCCTTGTCGTGCCACTCGCCTTCGTAGGCGTCTGCGGCAAAACTCATCACTTTGCTAGCTTGCCGCCACTCGCCTGATGCGACAAGCCGCATGGCATCTTGCACCGCAGGCACCATCTCGTCGGTAGCGCTAAACAGGAGGTCGATCAGCGGGGTGGTCAGGGTTTTGGTCATTTCGTTTCCTTCTGTGTCAGCACTCGTCGGGAGATCCGTTCAGTGCATGGATGCCATCCTACACCATCTTTTCGACTTGTGGTACACTTTTTTTCGATCTTCACCAACTTTTTTTCAGGAGTACGCTTTATGATGACGATTGAGCAAGTCGTTGCCGCTCTGCAAGACCGCAAGGTTCGGGTCGTTGCAGCAGCGACAGGGCTGCATTACAGTACCGTTCTTGCCCTCCAGCGAGGTCGCAGCAAGAGACCCCGCATCACCGCGATTCAGCGGTTGTCGACGTACCTCTCAAAGGCTCCAGCCAATGGCAGACCTGACTAGCATCTTTGGCGGGACGTACTCACTCCCCGAGCCCAAGAGGGTAGAGCCACCAGACGAGCAGTTGCGGGAGGCGATGATTGAGGCGGGCCTAGAGCCGCCAGAGGCGATCTACCTAGACGGCAAGCTGCACAGGTTTAACAGCGGGACCAAGGGCGCGCCAGGCCACAGCAAGCCGGGTTGGTATGTTGCATTCGGCGATGGCGTGCCGGCAGGCAGGTTCGGCTGCTGGCGGGCAGGCATTGAGCAAGCCTGGCAGGCGGAGATGGGGCGCAAGCTAACCATCGCCGAGGAGCTCGCGCATACCCGGCGCATGGGCGAGGCCAAGGCGGCGCGGGAGGCCGAGCAGGAGCGCAGCCAGGCGGTGGCTGCCAGTACGGTGGATGCGATCTGGACAGCAGGTGGTGCAGCAAGTGCCGACCATCCGTATCTAGCACGCAAGGGCATCGCACCTAACGGCGCAAGGATCACCGGCGACGGGCGGCTCATGGTCCCGCTCTACGGTGCCGAAGGTGATCTGGCCAGCGTGCAGTACATTGCAGCCGATGGCGAGAAACGCTATCACTCAGGCGGTGCTACAGGCGGCAAGTTTTGGATGCTAGGCGAGCCATCCGCCACCATCTACATCGCCGAGGGCTTCGCCACTGCGGCCACCATCCATCAAGCCACCGGCAAGGCTTGCGCAGTGGCGTACTCCGCCAGCAATCTAGTCCCGGTGACCGGAGCACTTCGGGAGAGGTTTGGGGCGCAGCAGGACTTGGTGATCGTTGCCGACAATGATGCGAGCGGCGTGGGTCAAAGGTACGCCGAGCAGGCGAGTGCCAAGTATGGTGCTCGGTCGGTGATGCCGCCAGCAGCTGGGGACGCCAATGATTACGTCCAGGCCGGCAACGATCTGGCGGCTCTGCTTGAGCCAGCAGTGAGCGACTGGCTGATGCCAGCAGACGAGTTCTCTCGCCAGCCAGCGCCGATCAAATGGATGGTCAAGGGCTGGATTCAGCAGGCCGCTCTCATCATGGTTCACGGCCCGAGCGGCGGCGGCAAGACCTTTGCGACGCTTGACTGGTGCCTGCGGATGGCCCAGGGGCAACAGGACTGGTTTGGGCGCCGGGTCACGCCAGGGGCGATTGTCTACTTGGCGGGCGAGGGCCACCACGGTCTGCGCAGCCGGATAGCGGCATGGAAGGAGCGCCATGGGAATGGCCAGCCTCTTAATATGTATCTCAGCAAAAGCGGCTGCGATTTAGATACTCCAGAGGGCTACCGCAAGGTCTCCGAGCACATCCGGGCGCTGCCGATCAAGCCCGCCATCATCACGATAGATACCCTGCACCGCTTCAACTCCGGTGACGAGAATTCATCCCAGGACGCCAAGGCGATGCTTGATGCTTGCGCCATGTTGATGGCTGAATTTAATTGCACCATCATACTAGTCCACCATACTGGCGTATCTGAGGAGACCCAGCATCGAGCTCGAGGCTCGAGCGCTTGGCGCGGTGCGCTGGACATTGAGATAAGCATCGTGCCGGCGAAGGGTGATGCGCCGATGGAGATTATCCAGCGCAAGAGCAAGGACGCCGAGCTGGCGCCTACCTTATATGCCACGCTTGAGAAAGTGATTATCCCTGGCTGGTTTGATGAGGACGGGGAGCCGGTGACGAGCGCGGTGCTGGTGCAGGCAGGCGAGCCTACCAAGGCCGTCAGGGTCAAGCTGCGAAGCCCCAACGCCAATGATGGGCTGGAGGCGTTCAAGGTTCTTAGTCTGGAGTGCGTTGGGCATGAGGAGTGGCGGGCGTCTTTTTACGCCATGTCGGAGCTCTCCAGCACTAACTCAAAGAAGCAGGCGTTCGCCAGGGTGGTGTCCGAATTGCTGGATCGGGAGGAAATCCTCCAGACCGAGCCAGGGGTCTATGAGTTGAAAATTGACCTGCCATGACCGGTACAGACCGGTACAAGACGGTACAAGCCGGTACAACTGTACCGGGGCGCTATGCCGCAACCCGGTACAGACCGGTACACACCCCTATAGGGGTGTACCGCTTGTACCGGTGCAGCGGGTCAAAAACGTGTATCTGGTGCCACAGGGGTTGACAATGACCTTTTTTTGCTATGATCCCCAACATGACTGAAATTGCCGCCTTTGTCCTGGCGTTGCTGCACTCCAGCACCAACGCTCATCTGATGCACTGGTCGACCAAAAGCCTGTCGGTGCATCTGGCGCTGGGGGACTACTACGCTCAGATCATTGACCTGGCGGACCAGTTCGCCGAGGCCGCCATGGGCCGCTACCAGCAGCTCAAAGACTTCCCCCAGGACTACCATCAGGCCACCGAGCCGGTCGCGTACCTGGAGTCCATGAAATCGTTTGTCGAAGAAGCGCGGCAGCATCTGCCCCAAGACAGCGAACTACAGAATCTTGTCGACGAGATTGCCGACCTGATAAACTCCACCCTCTTCAAACTCCGTTTTTTGGACTAAATACATGCTGCAACCGCTTCATGATAAGGTAGTTATTAAGCCGAATACTCGGCAACTATCTGATATTATTATTACCAATAATAAAGAGCCGTTTAACGAAGGGACGGTGGTGGCTGTTGGGCCGCTTGCGCTGGACGTGCAAGTGGGGGATTTTGTGAAATATGGTAATGGCGATTATTTGAAATGGCCGACGCATAAAGTGGACGGCCAGGATTATCAGATTATTCAAGAAGCTGATATTTGTGCTATTGTTGAGCATTAATTTAAAGGAATATAATCATGGCTAATTCTATTGCTACTGGCGTTGCGTACAACGACCCTGAGTTCTCAACCGTTTACGCTACGGCGGAAATTGGGTACAGCACGGCGGCTCAGGGCACTGTGACGCAAGCCACTAACAAATCAACCGGCGTGACGTTGAACAAAAGCAGCGGCCAGATCACGATGAACAATGCGGCGCTGGCAAACGGCGCCATCATCTCGTTTACGCTGACCAACAGCTTGCTGTCGGCCAAGGACGTCATCATTGTTAACGTGGCTGGCGGCCTGGCGACTAACGGCACTTATACGTCGTTTGTCTCAAACGTCGGCACCGGCACGGCGGTCATCAGCTTGTACAACATCAGCGCGGGCTCGTTGTCTGAGGCTGTGGTCCTTAACTTTGCAATCATTCACGGTCAGTAAGTCATGTCGCTTATGAAGTCAGCAAGCCCTAAGGCGTTCACTAAGAACATCAAGGCCGAGGTGAAGGCGGGCAAGCCTGTGAAGCAGGCTGTGGCGATTGGCTACGCTGTCAAGAAGGCGGCGGAGAAGAAGGAGAAGAAATAGCATGGCAACCAAACCCGGCCTCTATTCCAACATCCGAGCCAAGCAAGAGCGCATCGCCGAGGGCAGCAAGGAGAAAATGCGCAAGCCTGGCGCTGTTGGGGCGCCTACGGCCAAGGCGTTCAAGGAAGCTGCTAAGACGGTTAAGAAGAAATGACTGAAGGCAAGATTGGCGCTGGGCGCCCAACGAAGTACCGTGCCGAGTTCTGTGAGCAGGTCATAGAACTGGGCAAGTTGGGCAAATCCATTGAACAGATAGGCGGTGCGCTTGATGTGGGCACTCGCACTTTGTTTGCTTGGCGCGATGAATACGAAGAATTTCAGCATGCCTTGGAACGAGCCAAGGAAAATGAGATGATTTGGTGGGAAGAGCAGGCGCAAACCTACATGCTTGAGCATAAGGACGGGCCTAAACTTAACACCGGGTTGTGGTCACGCTCAATGGCGGCTCGCTTTCCTAAGAAATACCGCGAGTCCGTCAAGCAGGAGATCACCGGCGAGAACGGTGCGCCTTTGATCCCGTTGAGCATTCCAGTCACTTTCGTGAAGCCGGAATGAGCGTTGCGCAGGCGGCAGCAAACGCCGAGTTCCCCGAAAAGCTCGCCTGCCTATTTGAGCCATCCCGCTACAAGGTACTCTACGGCGGGCGCGGCGGTGCCAAGTCTTGGGGCATTGCCCGAGCCCTGCTTATCCTTGGCGCCAAGTCCCCGCTGCGCATTCTCTGTGCTCGAGAGTTTCAGACCAGCATCAAGGACTCTGTCCACAAGCTCTTGTGCGACCAAATTGAGGCGCTGGGCCTGCTTGGGTTCTACGAGATCACCCAGGCCACGATCCGAGGCAAGAACGGCACCGAATTTGCCTTTGCCGGCCTGCGCAACAACATCAGCAACATCAAGTCCTTTGAGGGCGTCGATATTTGCTGGTGCGAGGAGGCTCAGTCGGTCAGCCGGCTGTCGTGGAATGTCCTGATACCAACCATCCGCAAGGCCGGCAGCAGCATATGGGTCAGCTTCAACCCCGAGCTTGAGACCGACGAGACTTATCAGCGCTTCGTGCTCAAGCCGCCAGCCGACTGCATGATTTGCAAAGTCAACTGGTCCGACAACCCATGGTTCCCCGAGACCCTGCGGCTGGAGAAGGACGCACTCAAGGAACGTGACATTGAGTCCTACAACACGGTCTGGGAGGGCATATGCCGCCAGACGGTGGACGGTGCTATCTTTGCCCGCGAGATGCAGATGGCCGAGCTCCAGGGCCGGATTACGACCGTCAACTATGACCCGAGCAAACCCGTCCACGCGGTGTTTGACCTTGGCTGGTCAGACTCCACGGCGATCTGGTTTCTGCAATTCATCGGCATGGAGACCCGGCTCATCCGCTACCTTGAGGACAGCCAGCGCACCATCAGCCACTACATGTCCGAAATGCAGAAGTTCGGCTATGTCTACGATACCCTTTGGCTACCCCATGACGCTCAAAACCAAACCCTCGCCGCTGCGGGCCGCTCCATCGAAGACATTGTTCGCTCGGCGGGCTATAAAGTCAGCATTATTCCCCGCGTACCGATACCCGACTCGATCAACGCAGCCCGCACAATCTTTCCGAACTGCTGGTTCGACCGAGAGAATGCGGCGGATGGGATTTCGTGCCTGCGCCACTACCGATATGATGTAGACCCCGAGACTGGCGGATTTTCCAAGCAGCCGCTGCACGATCACTACAGCCACGGCGCGGACGCTTTCCGTTACATTGGCCTGATGGTCAACGAGCCACGCAAGACTAAGAAGAAGGCAACCTTTTCGTTGCCAGCGAACTGGATGGGATGAACATGGCCTACTATTCTGACAACAATCTGAGCTCAGACAAGCGCATTGACGCGGCGATCAAGTTCCTGCGCCTGGCGGGCGACTCCGACTCCAGCAACCGGGCGGACGCGCTAAACGATCTGAAGTTCGCTGCCGGCGACCAGTGGCCGGTGGAGATTCAAAACAGCCGCAACCTTGACGCCAGGCCGTGCCTGACCATCAACAAGATCGACGCTTATGTGCGCCAGGTCACAAACCAGCAGCGCCAGCAGCGACCCAGGATCAAAGTTCACCCTACTAACACCCAGGCCGACGCCAAGATCGCGCAGACGCTCGAGGGCATCACCCGGCACATTGAAGAGAACAGCAACGCCGACACGGCGTACGACAACGCCTTCGACTATGCCGTGCGGATGGGCTGGGGCTACTGGCGCATCGTCACGGATTATGTGCGCGAGGACTCGTTTGACCAGGAAATCTACATCCAGCCTGTTGACAACCCGTTTACCGTCTATTTCGACCCCAACAGCACGCTGCCGGACGGCTCCGACGCCGAGCAATGCCTGATTACCAGCGTGATGCCGAAGGCGGTCTTCCGAGAGATGTACCCCGGCGCGGACGATGGCGCCAACTTCTTGCAGCGCAGCACTGGCGACGACAGCGCCGATTGGGTGATGACCGAGGACATTCGGATTGCCGAGTACTTTCACGTTGAGCGAGTCAAGACCAAGCTGTTGATGCTCTCGGACGGAACCAAAATCTACAAGGACGAGCTGCCTAGCGACGAGTTTCTGGCGCTGGCCGGCATCACCATCATTGACGAGCGCCCAAGCTACCGCAAGGTGGTCAAGTGGTGCAAGCTGACCGCGATGGAAGTGCTGGAGGAAAAAGATTGGCCAGGACGGTATATCCCCGTGGTGCCGGTCTACGGCCAGCAGCTCATTGTTGAGGACAAGCGCAAGAAATTTGGACTGGTGCGGTTTGCGATCGATCCTCAGCGTATGTACAATTTTTGGCGCACCTCAATGACAGAGAGCATTGCCCTGGCGCCTAAGGCCAAATGGCTGCTTGCCGAGGGCCAGGACGAGAACCACGAGGACGAGTGGGCGCAGGCCAACATCAAGTCAAGCCCGGTCCTGCGCTACAAGCAAACCGACATTGACGGCAGGCCAGCCCCGACACCCACCAGGCTACAGCCCGAGCCGCCGCCAGTTGGCGTGATGAGCGCCGCCGATGCGATCAATGCCGATCTTCAGATGGTGCTGGGCATCACCGACCCGAACCAGCTGCCCAGCGGCAACATCAGCGGTAAGGCGCTCAACGGCCAGCAGCAGCAGGTTGACCTAAGCAACTTCCATTATTTCGACAACCTGACGCGCAGCATCAAGCACACCGGCAAGATTCTGCTGGACCTGATACCCAAGATTTACGACACGCAGCGCGTGATGCGAATTATTGGCGAGGACGGCCAGCCGGACATGGTCACAATCAACGAGCAGGGCCAGGACGAATACGGCGTCCAGAAGGTTCTCAATGACGTCACGGTGGGCGAATACGACATTGTGATGGACAGCGGGCCAGGCTACATCAGCAAGCGGATGCAGGCGGTCGACTCCATGATGCCGCTGTTGGCCGGCAACCCCGAGTTGTTCAAGCTGGCGGGCGATCTGGTCTTCCGCAACATGGATTTCCCCGGCGCTGAGGTCATTGCCGACCGCCTGGCGGCAAGCAACCCGCTGGCGCAGATCGACAAGAAGTCACCCATCCCGCCGCATGTACAGATGCAGCTTGCGCAAAGCAAGGCGCAGATTGAGCAGATGACCCAGCAAATGCAGGCCATGCAACTGGAGATCAACAACCGAGGCCAGGTCGCGCAAATCCGCGAGGAAGGTGCTACCAAGCGCACGCTTATGCAAGTCACAGCCAAGGCCCACGAGACCGAGGCCAGCAACGCCGAGCAGCGCAACACCGAGCAAATGAAGATCAGCGGTCGCGCCAACGATACGGTTATTGAGAGCAACACCCGGCTGCAGATTGAGCACATCAAAGGCCAGCTGGCGCTGATGCTGGCGGACATTGACAAAAGCGCCATGCACATCAGCAGCGGCGAGGCTATTGAGCGAGCAATCTGAATCTGATACTATCCAAAAACCTACCGGCGGGCGCACCGGGCAAAATCCTTGAGGTAACTCATGTCGGAAGTGCAAGAGCGGTTGGCCGCTAACGTGGTCACCAGCGAAAATCTAGCCGAGTTCAACTCGCAACGTTTGAACCTAGCTACACGCGAGGCGCCAGCTGCGGCTGCGGAGGAAACTCCCGCAGAACCGGTTGAAGTCAGCGAGCAGAGTGGGCAAGACAGCGAAGAGAAAGAGGCGACAGCAGTAGAAGAAAGCAGCAAGCCCAATAAGCTGGAGAAGCGATTCACGGCTCTCACCAAGCAACGCGAGGAAGCACGGCAAGACGCCGAGCGGGAGCGGGCAGCGAGGGAGGTTTTGGAGTCGAAGGTCAGGGAGCTCGAGGGACGCAGCAGGCCGCAGGCAGAGCCGGCAGCAGCCACCGAGGAACCCCAGCCCAGCCAGTTCAGCGATGCGTTTGAGTACGCAAAAGCACTGGCGGAATTCTCCACTGAGCGGGCGCTACGGAATCGAGACAGGCAGGACGCAGAGCGCAAGGCGGCAGTTGATCGTGACAAGGTCATTGAGACTTGGAACACCCGGCTGTCGGCGGCTAAGGCGGACCTGCCAGATTTTGATGACATGGTGGCATCAAGCGACGTACAGGTCAGCGACCAGGTGCGGGACGCGATACTTGACAGCGATGTAGGACCAAAAATCCTGTATCACCTGGCCGAGCACACCGACCTGGCAACGAAGTTGGCAGGAATGTCCACCGCAAGCGCCCTGCGAGAAATAGGCAAGCTCGAGGCACGGTTTGAGACGAAAGCCGAGACCAAGCCGCTTTCTACTGTTGGCAGGTCTAAGGCGCCACCACCGATCAACCCCATCCGGGGCGGCGGGACTGGCACCGATGTAAAGATTGACAGCAACGGCGAGTTTCACGGCGACTACCAATCATGGCGAGCCGCGAGAATGGCCGGCAAAATCCGATAACTTTAAGGAATAACGAATCATGGCTAATACGCTTTTGACTATTTCAAAAATCACCAATGAGGCATTGATGGTTTTGGAAAACAGCTTGACTTTTACGAGTGAAGTAGAGCGCAACTACGACGATCAGTTCGCTGTCGTTGGCGCCAAGATTGGCAATACTTTGAACGTCCGCAGGCCGGGTCGTTTCATCGGTACAACCGGCCCAGCGCTGAACGTTGAAGACTTCAACGAAACCAGCGTGCCGGTGACGTTGTCGACCCAGTTCCACGTCGACACGCAGTTCTCGACACAAGACTTGGCCCTGTCTTTGGACATGTTCAGCGACCGCGTTTTGAAGCCCGCAATCGCAGCCATCGCCAACAAGATTGACCGCGACGGCTTGGTGATGGCGAAGAACAACACCGCCAACATCGTTGGCACCGCTGGCGTTCCGCCAAGCAGCCTGTTGACGTTCTTGAATGCTGGCGCATTTCTGGACGCTGAAGGCGCACCCCGCGACGGTCAACGTTCTTGCATCATTGAGCCGTTCACTTCTGCGACCATTGTTGATGGCCTGAAGGGTTTGTTTGTGCCCAACGCCACCATCAGCCGCCAGTACCAGAAGGGCTTGATGGGCACCGACAGCGCGGGCATGGACTGGAAGATGGACCAGAACGTTGTGAACCAAACGTTCGGCTCCTACGCCACCACCACCGCGTTCAGCTGCCAGACCGCTACCGCTACCGGTTTCCTGACCACCGGCTGGGCTTCGACCTCCACCATCGCGCTGTCTTGCGCAACGGCAGCGGCCGGCCTGAAGCAAGGCGACGTGATCCAGATTGCCAACGTCTATGCGGTCAACCCGCAGAACCGCCAGGCTTACGGTTCTAACAAGCTGCGCAACTTTGTGGTCCAGGCCGACGTCACCGTTGCAACCTCTGGCACCACCTCGGTCATCGTCTCTCCGGCGGTCATTACGGCGGGCCAGTTCCAGAACGTCAGCGTTACCTCGCCAGGAGCATCGACCGTCACGCCTTTCAACAATACCGGCGTGGTCTCGCCGCAAAACATCGTGATGCACAAAAATGCCTTCACGATGGCTTGCGCCGACCTCGAGCTGCCAGATGGGGTCCATTTTGCTGGTCGCGCAAGTGACAAGCAGCTGGGTCTTTCGATCCGCGTGGTGCGGCAGTACACTATCAACAACGATTCGATCCCGACTCGTCTTGATGTGCTGTACGGCTGGGCTCCGCTCTACCCGGAACTTGCTTGCCGGGTTGCCGCGTAATCAATCAAGTGGGGCCACAGCGCCCCTAACTTTAAGGACAAATTATCATGGCCAATCCCGGACCCGCATCAAGCATTCAAACCCATCCGCAAGTACTGAGCTCCAACCAGGCCTTGCGCCTGTTGGGCAGCGCTCAGAGCATCAACGCCAACGCCACTGGCGACACGGCGATCCCGATCCTCAACACCAGCAGCTACATCATTTTGTACGTTATTGCCACCAACGCCAGCATCTCGCTGACCACGGCGGCTGGCGGCCTGTTCACCGGCCCTGCGGCTGGCGGCACTCCACTGGTGACTAGCGCGGCATTGTCAGCCCTTACCGGCCCAACAGTGGCCTCGCAGCGTACCGTTCTGGCAGCCGGCGCGGCGCAGAACACCAGCCAGACAATTTACTGGAACATCGCCACCGCACAAGGTGCCGCTGCAACGATGGATTTGCTGGTCTATGGTATCGACCTGACCTTCCTGCCCTAAACGGCGACGGCTCAGGCACAATGGAAGCCGTCCTCACAAGGGACGGCTTTTTGTCTATTCAATCCTCGGAATTTGCACCATGAACAACAGCGCATTTGCACCGTTTGGCCCAACGTATTTGGTCGGCACCTCAGCGGTGCAAGTGCTCTCGACGAACAACAACGGCTCTACGAGCTACCGCGTTCGCTCGCTGCTTGCCACCACGCAGTACTTGTCCTGGGCTCCGGCTGGCGTGGCCAACGCCACCCCGACCATTACGGTCACAGCGCCTGGCGCATTGCCCAGCGCCTATACCCTTGGCATCACGCCGGGAACGGTTGAGGTCTTTGGCAACCTGCCGCCGAATGGCTTTTTCAAAGCCGACATAGCGGCGGCATTTGAGATCACCCCAGGCGAGGGTCTGTAACATGATCCGGAATCATTCTCGGCATGGTTCCAGATTTCCTATCACCCTTGGGGGTGGCGGCTATAGCGTAAACAAATCCCTGCGCTTCCGGTCTTCTGCGAGTGCGTACCTGAACAGGACGTTTTCTACGCCAACATCATCCACCATATACACATGGTCGGCATGGGTTAAACGCGGCACGTTAAACGCAACGGGGCAATTGTTTGGCGCAAGCACCACTACTAATTTTGGCTTTAATTCAAGCAATCAATTGCTGTTGACATTGAGCGGGACTGCTGCGGTAACAACAACCGCAGTCTATCGTGATCCTGCCGCTTGGTATCACCTTGTTTATGTGCAAAATGGCTCTGCTCAAACAATCTATGTAAACGGCGCGTCTGCTGGCACCGGCACTACGGCCAACACCGTGTTCAACACTGCAATTTCTCACCAACTTGCTGCTGCCAACACAACCGACTACTTCGACGGCGAACTAGCCGAGATCAACTTCGTAGACGGTCAAGCCCTAGCCCCTGCGAGCTTCGGCGCAACAGGCGCAAACAACCAGTGGCTACCCAAAGCCTACACCGGGACATACGGGACGAATGGGTTCTATTTGCCGTTTACGAACACCACCAGCACATCAACCCTGGTAGCAGACTCCAGCGGCAACGCCAACAACTGGACACCCAACAACATCAGCCTCACAGCCGGGTCTACATACGACTCACTGGCTGATGTGCCGACACTGACCTCGGAGACGGTGGCGAACTATGCTGTGTTGAATCCTCTGGACAAAGGGGCAAACACAACGCTGTCTAATGGCAATCTATCTATCGTCGGGGCTAATTCCGGGTGTAGCGCAACCATGCGCCCCATTACAGGTAAATTCTATTGGGAAGTTACGCTGGTAGACGCCCACAGTACTTATTTTTGGGGAACGCATGGTATTTCTACTGGCGCACCTAATTATGACTCGCTTGCTGGCGCTGGTGTTTTTCTTTCTACTAACGCTATTTACGGTGGACTTTGGGCTAACGGTGTTCAAGTAACAGTCTATACAACGTTTACAAATGGTGACGTAATTGGAATGGCTTACGATGCTACTAATTTAACGTTGAGTGTGTATAAAAATAACACGCAAATAGGGTCTGCGTTGACCGTGCCTGCCGCAGCAAAACTAATATCGGCAAGTCAATCCGGAGATGCGGACACTAGCCAGACAAACTATAACTTCGGCCAGCAACCCTTCGTCTATCCCACCTTGCCCAACGGTTTCCTTCCCCTCAACACGTTCAACATCGCAGCGGGCACAGTCACCACCAGCGGCACGTTTACCGGCAACGCCAGCACAGACGGCCCGATGGTGTACCTGAACGGCACCCCCACGGCGATGACCATCAACGGCAACGCAGTGACCTTCGGAACCCAAGCCGACAAGCTGGCAAACGGTTTCAAGGTGCGCAGCAGTTCAGCAAGCTACAACACCGCCGGCAGCAATACCTACACGGCATCGACTGTCGGGGCTGTGTTCAAGTACGAAGACGCGCAAGGTAACCCATGACCACAGCCTCAACCCCAATCCAAATCATCAGCCGGGCGCTCAAGGACATTGGGGCGCTTGAGGCTGGCGAGACGCCCACCGCAGACGCGGCGCAAGATGCTTTCGAGATGCTCAACGACATTGTTGGGCAGTGGTCGAATGAAAACATGATGGTGTACTACACCTCCGAGATCATCTTCCCGGTGGTGTCCAATCAAATCCAGTACACCATTGGCCCGACCGGCCAGATTGGCGCCACGATAACAGGCTCGATTGCCGGCACGATCCTGACCGTCACCGGCCTGGCGTCTGGTGCCATTTGCGTTGGCCAAAAGCTATCCGGCACCGGCATCACGCCTGGCACCATCATCGTAGATTTCATCACCGGCGCTGGTGGCAACGTCAACGTGCTGGGCACTTACACCGTCAGCATTCCGCAGACGGTCAGCAGCACATCAATCCGCGCCTACTACGAGCGCCCGCTGTCCATCTCCTCGGCGTTTGTGCGAGTCAGCACCACAGCCAACGGCGTGCCGATCTACGGCGGCGGCCTGGACTACCCGGTGGCCGTTCTTGGGATTGATGAATACCAAATGATCGGGCTCAAGAGCCTGAACGGCCCCTGGCCCAAGGCGATCTATTACCAGCCGGCAGAGCAGCTTGCAACGGTCTTCGTCTGGCCCAACCCGGCACAGGGCGAGCTCCACCTGTTCACCAGCACAAGTTTTTCCGAGTACGTCAGCCTGTACGATGCTATCAACTTACCCCAGGGCTACAACATGGCGCTGCGCTGGTGTTTGGCTGAGAGGCTGATGCCGATGTACGGCAAGACGTCGCAAGCGCAGATCGCAATGATTGGCGGCTTCGCAGCCCAGGCCAAGGCTACAATCAAGCGTACCAACATGCTCCCGGCCCCGGTCGCTCGCTACCCCGATGCGCTTCTGATGGGCAAGGCCAAGGACGCGGCTTTTATCATGGACGGCGGATTTAGGTAACCCATGCCAGATTTCGGCTTTGTCGGTCCCAGCTATGAAGCGCCCAGCATTTACCAAGATGCTCAGGAGTGCATCAACTTCTATCCCGAGGTCGATCCAACCAAGCCACCCGGCACTCGCGGGATTGTGGCGCTCTACCCAACGCCAGGCTATACGCTGGCGGCGCAGCTGGCGGTCGGCAAGGTGCGTGGAATGCGGGCGCTCTCCGGCGGGCAATATTTGGTAGTGGTCTCCGGCACTTCCGCCTACTCCATGACCTCGGCCATGGTGCCGACGCTCATTGGTTTTGTGTCGGGGACCGGGCAAGTCTCCATCTCCGACAACGTCACCACTGTTGATGGCCTGACCGCCTATATTGTCAGCGGCGCGGATCGGTACACCTGGGTTGCGCTCACTGGCGTATTCACCCAACTGCCGGCCACAGACGGACCGTGGCAAGGCGCAAATGTCTGCGAGGTACTGGACAACTACAACATCTATAACCAGCCTGGAACGCAGAACTGGGGCGCCACGGACCTCGGCAGCAGCCTGAGTACCAACGCCTACTATGGCGCCAAGGATGGTGCGCCTGACACTCTGGTGTCTTTGATCGTTGACCACCGCCAGGTCTACTTGCTTGGCGAGTTCACCACCGAAGTCTGGACGGACATTGGCAACGTAATCCCCGGCATCATCTCCTTCCCGTTTTCTCGCGTCCCCGGCACGATGGTGCAGCACGGAATCGCCGCTCAGTTTTCGGTTGCCAGATTTGCCGAGGCGTTCATGTTCGTAAGCCAAGACCAGCGCGGCCAGTCAATCATCGGCATGATTGCCGGTTACCAATTCCAACGCGTCTCCACCCACGCCGTTGAGCAATCGCTGGTTGACAAGACGATTTCCGACGCAATAGCTTGGACCTATCAGATCGAAGGCCACGAGTTCTACGTTGTCACTTTCCCCAGCGCCGATCTGACTTGGGTCTACGACCTGGCGAGCCAGGCTTGGCACAAGTGGCTATCCTTCTCCAATGGCGAGTTCCACCGCCACCGCTCCAATTGCGGCACCAACTTTGCCGGCAGCATCTTCATCGGCGATTATGAGAACGGGATGCTCTACAAGTTGAGCAACACCGTCTATACCGACGCCGATGCACCCATCCGCCGCCTGCGCCGAGCGCCGCACCTGACCACCGACTTGCAGCGCCAGTACTTTGACGAGTTCCAGATCCAATTCCAGCCTGGCGTTGGCCTAGCGGGCGATGACCCAACGATAACGCTTGAGGCATTGCTTACCGAGTCCGGCGATGAGCTGCTGACAGAGTCCGGCGACGATCTGCTGGCATCCGTTGTCACCACCCAGGGCGTTGACCCACAAGCCATGCTTCGCTGGAGTAACGACGGCGGCAGCACTTGGTCGAACGAGCATTGGACAAGCATTGGCCGGATCGGGCGCTACCAGAACCGCGCCATTTGGCGCCGGCTGGGCATGGCGCGAGATCGCATCTTTGAGGTCTCTATCTCCGACCCGGTCAAAACGGTGATCGTCTCGGCAAATCTGAAGGCATCGGTGGGCGACAACTGATGGCCACCAACACCAACATCAACTTCCCGCAGTCCGAGTTTCTGGACCCGCTTACCGGGCGGCCATCTCGAGCATGGATGCTCTGGTTGATGAGCCCGAGCGTCATTCAGATTAATTCAACCACCGCCCTGAGCGTCCAGTCTGGCGGCACGGGCCTGTCCACAATCCCGACAAGCGGACAATTGCTCATCGGCAATGGTGCAGGCTACACGCTTGGCACGTTGACGCCAGGTGCCGGCGTCTCTGTCGCCAATGCGCCTGGCGCCATCACGATTGCCAATACCGGCGTTCTTACTTGGGCCGGCGGCACTACCGGCTTGACCCCAGCAGGGGCAACGACTGGCGCAATTGTTCTGGCTGGCGTGCTCAACGTCGCAAGCGGCGGCACAAGCGCATCCACGGCCAGCATCACATCATTCAACAACATCACCGGCTATAGCGCCACTGGCGCCACCGGAACAACCAGCACAAACCTAGTTTTTTCTGCGTCCCCGGTATTTTCTGGCAGCGTTGGTATTGGCGCAACACCAGCTGCATCCGCCGTGCTGGATGCACAATCAACGACTCAGGGCGTGCGCTTCCCCAACATGACCACAGCGCAGAAAACGGCCATCTCAAGCCCCGCCGCAGGTCTGGTGGTCTTTGACGCCACGCTTGCCAAGCTCTGCGTTTACTCTGGCACGGCCTGGCAAACCATCACATCCATCTAAGGTTACGCCATGAGCGCATATCTCACCCCCAACCCATTGATGCAGTTCTTCGACATTACCGGCGCACCGCTATATCTTGGCACGCTTGAGACGTTTGCCGCTGGCACAAGCACGCCGCTGGCCACCTACACCGACTTCAGCGCGGCAATTGCCAACTCAACCACCATCACGCTCAACACTCGAGGTGAAGCGGCAGTCTGGCTCGGCCCAGCAGCGTACAAGTTCACGCTGCGCGATGCGGCGGGCGTCTTAATCTGGACCGCCGACAACATCACGACGCAAGATGCTTTGCTTGCTCTGGCAGCGTTTCAATCAACGCTGGCTGGCAGCACCGGCTCGACTCTGGTTGGCTTCACCCAGACCGGCCCAGGCACCACGCGCACGGTCCAGAGCAAGTTGAGCGACTCCTACAGCGTTGCCGACTTTGGGTTCTCCCCCAGCAACAACGCAACGGCAAACGCCACCGCTTTTGCCAGCGCTTTTGCGGTATCTAAGCAGCTCACCATCCCGGCAGGAACCTACAACGTCACCAGTCTGCCCAACTTCGCCACGCTTGGCGCTCGCATCCAGGGCATCGGGCGGGTTGTGCTCAACATCACCGGCGCAGGGCCAGGGCTAATTGTTGATGCAGGAACAACCGCAGGTGTTGTCGTGCAGAACATCGTCATCGACAACCTGACGATCAACTGCACCGGCGCGGCAACCATCGGCGTCTTCATTCGGGGCATCACGCACAGCCAGTTCAACCGCCTGCGGTCCATCAATTTCCCCGCTTACGCCATGTTGTGCAACTTCATGGTGTCCAACTCGTTCTACGATTTTTGCTATTCAGGCAACGAACCCGGCATCACCGTACCATCCGTGATTGGTGTTGGCCTTGGAAAACGTAACGCTGGCGAACAATGCGCCGACTGCACTTGGGTCAACCTTGTCATTGAGGGCACTAGCGGCAACGGGTTGGTATTGGATGAAACCGCATCAAACACGTTTATTGGCGGCACGGTTGAGGGCTGCGGGTATACCACCGGCTACGGCGGCATCCTTATTGGTGCAAACAACACCAATAACACATTTGTCAATATGTTTCTTGAGGCCAACGGCATAGTTGGCGACGCAACAACATTTCACGTCAAATGCGCTGGGCTAAGAACCACTTTTGTAAACCTTTTTGCTGATGCTGGCGAAGGTTACCCGGCCCCAGCAGGCACCCCACTAGTCTGGATATACGGCGGCAACAGCACGGCGTTTTATAGCGGCAGCATCCAAAGCCTAAAGATTGAAGCTGGCGTCAAAAACACGGTCACCAACTCGCTGGCCTACAACACTGGCGCTGCCACTGGCACCATCACCGACGCTGGCACCAATACTCGCCACATCCAACTTTACAATGTCGGCAGCGGAACCACGCTACCCGACTCCTACATCACCAAAAACACTTGGACGCCTGTACCCACTGGATTGACGATCGTCGGCACACCGACCTACGTCGGCACGTTTGAGCGCATCGGTGACTTTGTCAGCTTTACCATTCGGATCACCAGCACTACCAGCACAGCAGCAACGGCAGGCACCACCAGCTTCAGCGCGCCGACCTCGACCGTGGTGGCTGGCACTTGCGTTGCCGCATCAAACGTCACGGCGCTTGGGTTTGGCACCGGCTTGGTCAACAGCAACGTCATCTATGTGCCGACCTGGGCAGCGAGTGCCGACGTTGTCATTACTGGTCAATACTTCGCAGCATAAGGAGCCATCATGGCCGGCGTCAAAATATCAAACCTTCCTGCAGCTACGACCCCGCTTGCGGGCACTGAGCTTGTCGCAGTGGTGCAGGGCGGCGTCACCAAACGGACGACGGTCACCTCGGCGCAGACTACCGTATCTGGCGGCACTACCGGCCTGACCCCAGCAACCGCAACTGCCGGCGCTGTTACGCTTGCTGGCACCTTGGCGGTTGCCAATGGCGGCACGAACGCCACCGCAACGCCTACGGCGGGCGCTGTGCCTTATGGCACCGGCACCGCCTACGCATTCTCTGCTGTCGGCACCTCGGGCCAGGTTCTGAAATCCAACGGCGCAAGCGCCCCGACTTGGACAACGGTAACCGGGACGGGCACCGTCACCAGCGTAGCAGCCACCGTGCCGGCGTTTTTGAGCGTCACCGGATCGCCAATCACTACCGCTGGAACGCTCGCCCTTGCCTACTCCGGCACGGCGTTGCCTGTGGCCAACGGCGGTACGAACGCCATCACGGCCAGCATTGCATCGTTTAACAACATCACAGGCTACACGGCCTCCGGCGCAACGGGCACCACAAGTACCAATCTTGTGTTCTCGGATTCCCCCGCGCTTACCGGCACTGTTGCTGTTGCAACCAAAGTTCTGGTTGGTGGGCCTACTTCAGCCGTAAGCCAAATTGGTGTTCAAGTATACGGAAACACCGCAACCTTTGCGGCTAGCGTGCTTGCTCGCGGTTACTCCGACAATGCTTCTGGCCCTAACTTCTTATTGCTCAAAACTCGTGGCACAACTGCTACGGCTACAACTGCGGTACAGCTATACGACTCGCTTGGCGGGATATTGTTTGGCGGTGCGGATGGTCAGGCTACTGGAGGAAATCAATTTCTAGCCAACATCTCAGGATTTGTTGATGGCGCGGTATCTGCTAACACTGTCCCTATAGCGCTCTCGTTTGCCACTGGCACTAACACCACCACCCTACCCCCAGTAGCAAGAATGCAGATCAGCAGCACTGGAAACATTGGCTTCAACAACGGGCAACCTGCTGTCTGGGGCACCAATGCCGACAAGGTCATTGGCATTGGCAACGGCACCGCGCCGACAACCTCCCCGGCAGGCATGGGCCAACTTTACGTCGAGGCCGGCGCTCTCAAATACCGGGGCTCATCGGGCACCGTCACTACGATTGCAGCAGCATGAAAACTCCAGCCTGGCAGCGCAAAGAAGGCAAGAACCCCGAAGGCGGCTTGAACGCCAAAGGTCGAGCCTCGTACAACGCGGCGAACCCCGGCAAGCCTGGGTTGAAGCCACCGCAGCCCGAGGGTGGCCCGCGCAAGGATTCGTTCTGCGCCAGGATGGGCGGCGTGCCGGGTCCGATGAAGGACGCCAAGGGCGAGCCGACTCGCAAGGCATTGGCGCTTAAAAAATGGAAATGCTAGAGCTCACCGACCGCCCTGAGCCGCCAACGCTGGAGCAGATTCAGCGGTTGGAAACGGAGATGCTCGCCATGCCTCAAGTTGAGCTTGAGACGGAGCACTATTTTTCCGAAGGCATGTACTGCCGCAAGGTGGCGCGGGCGGCTGGGACGATCATTGTTGGCAAGACTCACCTCAAACCGCACCTGTTCTTGTGCGCCAAAGGCGAGATAATGGCATGGAGCGAGACAGGAATGCGCCACATGCACGCCGGGGACGTCATCCAATCACTGCCAGGCACCAAGCGCGTGACGATGGCAATCACCGACGCAATCGGGATCACGATCCACCGCACCGACAAGACCGATCTGGACGAGATTGAGGCAGAGTTGATTGAGCCGAATGACCTGGCCTTGTTTGACGCCAGCAACAAATTGAAGATGGGGGTTTTGACATGACTTGGGTAGCAGCAGCAATTGGCGGGTCAGCCCTGCTTGGATTTGCAGGAGCAAGCCAGCAGGCCAATGCATCTCAATATGGCGCCCGCCTACAAGCCGACGCCGCAGCAGCAGCCCAGGCCCAGCAGCAGGCCAACCTAGACCGCATCAACGCCCAGCAGGCGCCTTATCGCGGCGCAGGCTATTCGGCGCTCAGTCAGCTTGGCGGGATGCTGCCAGGCCAGCAGCAGCAGTACGACGCCCAGGGCAACGTCATCGGCACGACCCAGGGCACCGGCTACCTGACCCAACAGTTTGGCCCTGAGCAGCTCAAGAGCAGCTTGGCCCCCAACTATCAGTTCATGCTGCAACAAGGTCTTGGCGCTCAGAATCAGGCCATGAATGTCGGCGGCGGCGGAAGCAACATCAACCGAGCCGGCACCAAGTTTGCCGAGGATTACGCCAGCAATGCGTACCAGAACGCATTCAACAACTTGCAGGGCCAGCAGACCAACATCTACAACCGGCTCGCCGGGATCGCCGGCATTGGCCAGACCGGGCAATCGGCAACCAATGCGGCGGGCATCGGAGCCACCAACGCCATGGGCCAGCTCGGCGTTGGCGCAGCTGGGGCGCAGGCAGGCGGCGCGGTTGGCGCGGCCAATGCGATGGCTGGCGGGCTGCAGGGAATTGGGAATGCTGGGTACTTGGCTAGCTTGATGAAGCCGGGTGGCTTTGGCGGATACGGTGGAAGCGGGATTTCCGCTAGTGACATGAGCGGCCTATCAAATCAAGCGACCGGCAATCTTATTGGCGGCTATCCACTTTAATTTTTAGGCCAGACCATGCCCGATTACGCTTTCACCACCCCGCAAGTCCAGCCCGTCAGGCAATCGTCCCTGGCGGACATGCTCACCATGGCGCGAGGAGCGCAGGCGTACCAGCAAGAACAGCAGATGAACCCGTTGGAGCTGCGGGCCAAGCAGATGGCGGTGGAGCAGTCTGCGGCTGTAAATCCGTTGGAGTTGGCGCAAAAAGAAGCAGAATCTAGGGTTGCTACGCAAACAGCAGCGCCGAGGATTGCTCGGGCAGGGAGCGAGGCTGAAACGGCGGCGACTGGCGCTGCATCGTCTGCTCTAAATTTGCAAGCGGGCAAAGCCAGAATCATTGCCAACGGCTACGTTGGAGCAATTAACAATCCAATGATTTTGGAGGCCGCCGCCGGCAAGCCAGTTGACAACGCTAAGTTGATAAACTACATCAGCACTTGGGCACAAGATCAGGCAAAGGCCGCTGGCGTTGATTCCGCTACTGCCAATAATTTGATTGCACCTTACATCAAAGTGGCGCAAGAAGACCCTGCTGGCTTGCGCAATTTCCTCATTCAGCGCCATGTTGCAGGCTTAGACCAGTCCGGGCAGCTTGGGTCTTATCAGACCACCACCGAAGTTACGCCAGAAGGCCGAACGGTTGTCAGAACACCAACGGTTGGCGGGACTCAAACGGTTCAAGTGGGCACGGCTGGCGGCGTCAGCACAGCAGCAGCACCGCAGGCCGGTGGCGTCACTGCCCAGCAAATGACTGGCGCACCTTTGCCATACCCAATAAGAAGCGCTGCCCAGCAATATATACCTGAGCCAAGCGAGCTGGCAGATGCCGCAAAAGGTCAAGCATACCGCGAAGGATTGGTTGCTAGGCAGTCAGAGATGACTTCGGCCAAGCGCAGCATGAATGAAGTTGAAGCAAAAGCAAAAGAATTGGAACAAGGTTTTCTGCCAACCTCCGGGGTGGCAGGAGCAATTAGAAGAAAAATATCAGGATGGGCGGGTGATCCAACCTACATAGAATTAAGCAAAGACCTTGCCAATGTGCAGATTGGAAACCTAAAAGCCCTTGGCGGTTCAATGGATACTGTTGCCGGTCAAAGCCTACAAAAGTATGCAAATGGCGACGAAACATATCCGCCAGATGTTTTGATAAAAATTGTCCGCAGGAATAAAGCCGACTTGACCAATATTGATATGCAAGCAACTGCTGCGCAAAGATTTAAGCAGCAAGCTGGCGATCAAAACATGAATAAATTTAAGCAAGATTGGTCTAGAAATGCTGATTCTAAAGTATTTGAGGCAATTAATATTTCTAAAGAAATTACTGATCCAAAAGAAAAAGAAAAGGAATATAATAAATTATTCCCTAATCCTTCCGATAGAAAAGAGTTTCTTGATAAATACAGAAACCTGAAGAAATTATCCGAGACGGGAAGCCTGTAATGGATGATCTTGAGCAATTCCTTAGCGGCGGTGCTGCGGCGGCTCCGGCGGCGACCCGCCCAAAGGCTCCACTAGGCCCGGTGACGCCGCAAAAAGCATTAGGACAAGCTGACTTGGCGGGAGAGATTGAGAGGCTGCAAGCAACCCTACGCGATGCCGTGCCGGGGAGCCCGTTGCACACAAGGACGCAGCAATACCTTGCAGAGGCACAAAAGGAATTTGGCGGCGCTGCTCCGGCGGCAAGGTCTATGGCGCCAGCACCAGCCGCGCCATCTGGCGATTCTTTGGAGGCATTTCTGTCTGGCGCTCCGGCCCCAAGCAC